AGCAAAGGCGAGGACGACAATAATTTCCTTCTGAATTGAGTAAAGAATCTTGTAGGGGAATTTATGGATAAAATAACGCCGGATTTCTTTTCGTTCTAATGACCAGGCGGTGGGATATCGCAAAACGCGAAGCAAGGCTTGTTTTATTTTTCCTTCGAAAGACCAGGCCGCAGACAACGCTCGCAGAGGTAGATGCTTTGCCGATGAAGGTTGGTCAGGACATCATAACGCACGGCGTTCGGTGTTCATCGGAGGTTGATAGCCCTTTGTCGCCCAGCTCCACACCGTCGGCTGGTACTACGGGTGGGGCCGAGCTGAGCTAGAGGTGCTATCTACCGCAGAGATCCACGAGCTGTATCGACTGATAAGTGAAGAATTGAAGCGCAACGAAGAACTTGAGCGTGACAAGCTCGATTATCTTGCGGGAAAGATCCTACTGGGTCTTGGGCAGATGCTAGGGGGCTGAGTGGACATTTCCATAAAGGCGTTGCTTCAGGGCTTCGGCGAGGCACAGCGCACGCTGAATGAGCTGCGCGGTGACATAAAGAAGCTCAGCGATGCTCATGAGGAAGGCTCTAAGTCAACGCAAAAAGCCAGCGCCGCCTGGACTGAATACATCAAAGGGCTGGCCGGCTATGACGTGATCAAACAGGCAGTATTTGCTGTCGCCAACTTGGCAAAAGAGACGGTCATGCTGGCCGGGCGGTACGAAGAGCTCGGCATCGTCATGAACGTGGTCGGCAAAAATTCTGGGTACACCCGCGAACAGATGGAGGGTTTCGCGAAAGAGGTCCAGAAGATGGGCATCAGCATGCTGGAATCACGCAATACTGTAGTGCAGCTTGCGCAGGCCGAGATTGATCTATCTGGAGCTTACAAACTAGCGCGAGCTGCACAGGACACCGCCGTGCTCGGGATGACTAACTCGTCTGATGCTCTAGCCAGGATGATCTACGGCATTAAGACCGGCCAAACTGAGGTGCTGAGAACGCTCGGCATCAACGTAAGTTTCGAGCAAAGCTATCAGCGATTGGCGGCGGAACTTCACACCACCACAGCCGCTCTCAATGAGAAGCAAAAGATGCAGGCGCGTGAGAATGCCGTGCTTGAAGAGGCGGCTAAGTTGACTGGCGTTTATGAAGATGCGATGACATCTGCGACGAAGCAAATTCGTTCGATGGATCGGTACATCGAGGATTTGAAGGTGATTGTCGGGGAGACTTTCAGTGAGGCTCTTCTTGTAGGGGTCATGGGGTTCGCGGATGCGCTGAAGAGCGCCAATAAAGAGGCTGATGAGTTATTAAAAAACGGTACGCTAAAGCGGTGGGGCAATGACGTGTCTGACGCGTTAGCGCGGGTCGCGGATTACATGCTGATAACGACGAGAACCATGGTCGCAATGTGGAAATCTGCAAAGGTTGTGTGGGAAGATATCAAAGGAGGAGCTGCGTTTCTGGTCTCGGATACCGTGCTAGGTCTTCTTGGCGTTGACACCACAAGTAACCGTGCCGCCGCATTGAAGGAAGCCAACGCAACCTGGGAGTCTTTGCTATCCGACAGTTCGACGCCGTTTCAAGATGCGCTCGCCAAGCGCCGGGTTGCGATTAATGATGACGCTGATAAAACGCTACGCATTCAGCAAGAGTTTGCCGATAGATCGCTCGTTATTCAAAAAGCCTACGCAAACTACAGCATTGAAATTCAGCAAGCTGCGCAGCTCGCGTTGGCTGAGTCTACAGGGTTAAGTTATGCTGGGAAATTTAAGCCTGTCCCTGGTCTCATAGGATCGGGCAAGGCAAAAAAAGGGAAAACTGATGCGCAGTTGATGACTGAGGAGTTTAATACAGTTGAGGATCTTTTCTTGGGGCCATTCAAGCGTGGAGAATTAGGTGCGGAGGCTATTGAAGCATTTTATGAGGATTGGCAGCAAATCGCATCAGAGAATGACGTACTTCTTGAAAAGATAACCATGCGGAGCTACGATTTTCACAAAGGCATCCTTGATCAAGAGGAAAAGGATGCTGAGGATGTTGAGAAACGTCGTCACCAAATGTCTGAGCAAGAATACAAGGGCTGGAAAGCGTTCGAGGAGCAAAAGATCAAGGATGAGAAAAAGACCAACGATGATGTCGAGCGATTGGTGCTTAAACGGGCGCAGAACGAGCTTGACATAATTCGAAAGACGGTGTTTCTGAGTCGTGATGATCGTGTTGCTGCTATAGAGGTTGTGAAAAAGAAATACGAAGGTTTTGAGTTGGCCAGTAAAACCGTTCAAAAAGAACTGCGTGACACCAAGACCGATGCCCAGGATTTCAGCGAGAAGCTCGCTCAGATGTTCGCATTCAGCGTGCCGAACGCGATCTTGAAGACTGTTCAGACGATACAGGGCTCCCTACAGAGTGCGATCTACGATTTCTTCACCGGAGCGAAGACAGTTGGTGAAGCTATCAAAGGCTTCTTCACTGGCGTGAAGAACGCTATCTTGCAGATGTTCGCGGAGCTCGCGGCGAAGAAGCTATTATCCTGGGCGCTTGGCGGCATTGACATAGGAAGCCTGCTCAATATCGGGTCTACGGCCAGCGTTGCCGATACCGCCAGCACCGCTTTGGGCGGTGCTAGCATCGCGAGCAAGATATTGAGCTTATTCACTGGCGGGGCAGAGGCCACGGGCACCACGGCCGCTGCTGGATCGGTGGTGGGTCTGACGGGTAGCACTACGGCCGCGGCAGCATCATCGTCATTCAGCTTGGCGGCGGCGATCCCGTATCTAGCGCCTTTGGCGATTGTGATGATGGGGATAAATGGTAGATCTCCACGCCCGGCCAATGCCGACGCCATGTTGGCGGTTGCACATGAAGCCTTTCTGGCCAAGAATCCCTGGGCAACAGAGGAGGACTGGAAATCGTTCCCGGACATAGGTGGCTTCTATAGGAATACACCTGGGGATGTGTGGGCTGGGATGTCGGCCTGGTCATCGCGCGCGAGCATGCAGTCTGATCTGGATGCATCGTACGCCCAGGCGCAAGCAAGCAACCAGTACGCTACAGGCACCGACATGGTGGTTACGCGCCCGACGGTGTTTACCGCGGGTGAGGTTGGCGCTGAACGCGTACAGGTCACTCCGCTTTCTGGTGGATCCCGTGCAGGTCACGGCGGCATCACCATCAACGGTCCCGCCATGTTCGACGAGTACACGTTTCGGCGTTTCCGGCGCATGCTGCTGGAGGCTTGAGGATGGCGGACCCGGTCTTTACCCTCGGCGCAGAGCTCACTCCGGGCAGCTTCACTAACATCTCTACGCTGCTGGAGCGCGGCTCTTGGGGCCAAGCGATCGTGGATATGTTTCATCCGCCCGTGGTGGGACGAGCGATGTTCGAGCTGGCGAATGACGCCGGCACGATCGGTCCGCGAATCAATTCCTACTCGCAACCCGGGACAGCTATACAACTGACCGCGTTATGCTCGGGTGTTAATTATGCGCTGTTCTTCGGTCGCATCACGGACGTTTATCACACCTCGGATTTGGGCAAACGCACGGTCATCTTCGACGCCGTGGACGATTGGGATCGGTTACAGCAATTGAGATACACGACAGCGCTGTACTCTGGTACACCGGTGATGAGTCTGTTCACGGAGCTGATGAGCATGTCGGCTGTGCGCTCGTTCGTGGTGAACAGCGGTATCACGGAAAACGTCGGCTACGCGTGGTACCGGGATCACTCCGCGCCCGAAGCACTGTTCGAACTGGTACAGGCGGCGGATTATCAGCTGGTCGTGGACGGGAACGGCACCTATCGCCTCGCGCAGCGCGGATGGAGCGCCTTCAATGCTGCGAGCACCTTCAATTTCGACACCCGTAGTTGGTTGTTCTCATTTGACTCGCACCTGTCGCGAGAGACTATCTATAACCGCGTGCGCGTGTCGGGGCAGGAACGGGTGTTCGCCTCCGATCTACGCACGCTGACCTATCTGCCGACGCTGACCCCGATTACGCTCCCTGCGAGCAGCTCGTACGGGTTCTGGGGTGATTATCATAATCCTAACGATCTGAGCGCCGACGAGGTTCCTGTAGGATCGCTGGTCACCCCCGTGGCCAGCGGTGACTGGTACACTACGATCACCTCAGACGGCACGGGCACCGACATGACCTCGGGCTGCACGCTTGCCTTCACCGGATATGCGGCGTCCGCGGTGGCGACGTTCACGAACAACACGGGGTCGGATGTTTGGATCAATCGCGCTCAGGTGCGCGGGTACCCGCTCGATCGTTCGCCGGATCTGGTGCGACAGGTGGACATCTCCTCTAGTCAGTCGAAGTACGGCGTGCGCGCGTTCAGCGTTCAGAATCGACTTCTGCAATGGGGTAGCTATATCAACAGCTACGCGACGAATATCGCATCGACTCGAAAAGATGGCTGGGACGAAGCACGCGCCGTCAGTGTTAATCAGTGGCCCCCGCAGCTGTCAACATCTGGTTTAGGCGAGGTGATCGGGATAACCGATGCCTTTTCCGGCGCCCCGAACACTTGGCGCGTGCGTGGGATCGAGCACGAGGTGAGTTTCACAGAGGGCTTGCGCCACTCGACGACGTGGTACGTGGACACTCCTGGAATAGCGGCACCCATTGCGACGGCTCCAGGGAGCGCCAATGGGCAAGGATGGGGATGGGGGATGCCAGATTGGGCTATAGCGAACACATTTAATCCCGCAGAAAAAAGCTCTCATGTCGCTCTTTCGAATGGAGATCTCAGCGC